AAACATTTCGCCGGCTTCTATTCTATCTTTGCCAGGAATATAGTTCACTAAAGTTTCCCACAATTCATACAGTGATTCTGATTCCAAGTTGACTCCTCTTCTATTTTATTCTTGTTATGGTAAGCAATCTATTTATACAGATTGCTTGATTTTATACTTCTTCCGAGGCGGCAGTTTCAACTGCTTCTAACTCGTGCTTTTCAGCATCAATGTTCTCTTCGTTCCAATCATTCATAACAATATCAAGTTTTTCGTCACTCCAATTCTTGCGAAATTCAATTATTTCTTCGCCAGATTTTGTATTGTATTTCAATCGATTTCCTTGTTTAATAAGTAAACCTTTTGCTTCGAAGAACTCAACTAGACCGCTATAAGGACTCATACCAGTTTCATATGGAATCTCAACTTGTACACTTTCAAATGGTTTTGAATAGCGTGTTTTCATTACTTTACAAGCCGCACGAATACCATGCACTTGTGAAGTTTTGTTACCATCTGCATCTACTTTCAGTTTAAGTTTACGCATTGCTACTACAATAGAACTAGCATAGATAAACCCTTGACCACCTGATATTTTATCATCTGGGTCAAACATGTCTTGTGATGCATACGTGTGATTTGTCGCAACTAAACCTACGTTATAGTCACCAAACATATTCACACTGTTACGTACTAACGATGCCAATGCTTTTGGCTTACGACCCATATCACCTTTCATGTCTCCCTTATTGAACTGGTCAACATCGGTTGGGGTCATCATCATTCCTAGACTATCAATCACAAATAAAACCTTAGGACGTTCTTCGTCTGGTCTATCTGCGTGGTCTTCTTTATAACCTTTCATAAAGTCTGAAATGATTTTAGCAACATCGTCAATCATTGCTACGTTTAATTTTAATAGTTTTTCTGGCGTAGTATCTACATCAAGTGCATGTAACCATGTTTCGTCTAGTGCATTCTCACTGTCAATTAGTACTACAAAAATTCCTTGGTCTTGTGCATTTTTAACTACGTTACCAGCGGCGATAAATGATTTACCTGCACCACTTTCACCTGCAAAGACTGTTACTTTACCAAGTGGAATTCCCTTATGGAAGTCGTTACTGATAAGTTTATTTAATGTGAAATTTCCTGTTGAAATCCAAGTGTCTGGGTCTCTAAAACCAACACTCATACCAGGAACAGATTTTGTTATATTTTTGCGAAACTTACTCGCATCAAAGGCTCGTGCCATATAATTCTCCTTATGTGATATAAAAAGAGTAAGGGGAGAGTTGTTCTCCCCCCACTCAATATTGGTTCTTAGTCTGTTTTTCTACTACGAATCATTGCTAAGATATCTGCCGCATTTCCAGATGCATCTGCCGGTTTTTCTTCGGCTGGTGCTGGTGCTGGAGTCGGTGTTGATGCTTCTACAACAGGTGTTGTTTCTGCTGGTGCAACTGCTTTAACTTCTTCTACTTTTGGAGCAGACGGAGTTGCTGGAGTTGGTGCAGAAGTTCCTGCTGGAACATCTAACCCATAAGGTTTATAGTGCTGTCCCCAACGAGTTGGGTCATACAATTCACCATCAACAGATGCTTCAAACATCTCTGTGATAATTCGCATGTCTTCCTCAGTTGGACGTTTTGGCATGAAGTCACCCAAGTCATAAAGACCATGAGTTTCAACTGCTTGACGTTCTTCTTCATTTAGTGAACGCTCTTTACGAGACCACGATGAAGTTGAATAGTCAGCATACTGACCTTTTGTTGTTTTAGTTAGACGGAAATCAGTACCGTTTTCGTATTCCGTTGGTAGATTGTCCATGTCTGGATCCATTAGAGCCGCCTTCAATAACTTGAAGATTTGTGGTCCAATGATAAATCTACGGATTGGATTTTCTGGTTGTTCACCACCAATTGGGTCAGTTACAACCAAACCTTGGAAAACGTATGAACGCTTTTTCCAATATGTACGACCTAAGTCTTCCATTGCTGGGTCTTTAAACCACGGTCGTATCTCTGCGTGAATTGGGCAAGACTCGCCCCACATTTCAACGCAAGGTACTTGAACGATTACTCGTTTTTGTTCATCACCACCTTTAACACCTGGGAACGGAAGTTTGATAACTTGGCGTTCTTTCCAAAAGAATGTGTTTGTTGGGTCTGAGTCTGGAAGGAACCTCAATACTGCTGTATTGTCGTTGTCCATATTCCAGAAAGGGTATACAGCATCTGTACCTCTGTTTGAGGATGCATTGTCTGATGCTTTACTGTCTTGTGCGAGAAGTTTCGCACGGATTTCTGCTAGTGTAGCCATTTATATTCTCCTATATTAGCCTTTATTAGTTTTTTATTACTTATTACTATTAGTTTTTTATTAGTTTTTATGTACCATACATATTTCTACTAATGATACTATTATACTTATCTTTTTACCTAAAGTCAAGTGTTAAATACGTCTTTTTGAATGTTTTTTAACCTAGTGGTTATTGCCCAATAAAAAAGAAGAGTTTTGACACTCTTCTTTATTATAACACAAGTTGACTATGAATGTCAACAATAAAATTACTTATTATATTTTTTTATCAACATCAAATTTTGAGAAAGCCTCTTCAAGCATTTCAGATATTTGTGTCTCTGCTGTTCTTGGTACTGCAACAGTTTCTACTGATACCTTTGACATCTTAAGTAACGTACCTGCTACTTGCATGTCTTTCTTGTCCATTCCTCTTGGATTTGAACGAATTTCGTTAGCAATATCAGTTAAGAAAAAAGAAACTTCTGCCGCTAAATCGTGGCCTTTCTTTTTACCTTTTTTGTCTAATAATGTATCTACTTGAACTCTATCAGCCAAATCATCAAATGTCATTGCTATCTTAGAAATCTTAAGTTGAGCCGCTTCTTCTGGACTACGTGGTTCTGCGAACTGCTTTTTGATTTGTGAGTAATCATAAGATGCAGAACTTGGGTCACCAAAAGAAATTGTGTTTACCTTTTCACCAGTCTTTTTGACTTTTGCAGTCATTATTTCTATAACTCTTTCAGTCTGGTTATCTCTACGATTTTCGAATTCTTCTTCATTAACTTTATGCAGTAATGGAAAAATGTCTCTTAATGATTCTTCAAATGTTGTTTTTGTAAACTTTTGTACAAACTTATCTACTGCTTCTTCTGAGATATCTGTTTGTGGTCTAACTTCATTTACTGCCATGTCTGATATAAAATTAGCATAACCTTTTGCACCTTGGATTCTCTGTACTTTTTCTTTAATTGATTGTACACTACGTTTTACATTGAAAACATCAGCACGATTTGTTTCATTTACTAAGTCTTGCTTATTCACAAGGTTCATAAACTCTTTTAGTCTTGATAGATTATCAGACATCTCTATGATTGCTTCACCTACCATATCATGTGTTTCACCACCTGATGCGATGTGACGAGCCATTGCTCTTGCACCGTTTAAATGTATAAATGGATATTTGAAACGTTCGCCTTCACCTGTTTCAACAAAGATTGCTGAAATGTTGCGTGAACGAGAACCACGAGATTCTTCGTTTACTGCCGCACGATGTTTTAATATTAATCGCACATTTTCTAATGTTTGTCGGCTAGTGCGTGATGACCCAGACAATGGGCCCATGCCTTCATTGACGTGGTCACTCATGGTTTGCTCCTTATTTTGTTTAACTTTGTATGCATAGTTTTTAGGTTCGATATGTTTTCCGAATGAACGAATATCAAAATCTAACATGTTAGTACGTGCTAAAGATTTCAATTGTTTCATCATATTACTAATCTGTTCGTTATCTATATCAACATCTTCACCAATATGAAACTTTAATTCAGAGGTTTCTCCATCAATATGAACCATCATGTTTGGTTCTTTAACGTAAAAAAAACGTGCCTGTTCAGGTGTTGCAACACTTTTGCCGCTATTAGCGTCAAACATTTTCATTGCATGTCCACTGCCTTGCATCAGTTTCATTACTTTTCTTGATATGTCGTTTAGATTTATTGCCATAATTAGTATTTCCGTACTTGTTTCATGTATTTATCAAAATATCACAGGAAGTGGTTCATTGTATTCAACATCACCGTCCAGGCTCTCACCAAGCATTTCTTCATATCCTTCTTCAAACCTAGATATAAATTGTATTTGGCGAACACATAACAATGTTGCTGACACTAAGTCATCTGTCTCGCCCGTTTTTGCTTCATAACTTTTACCTTTTGCTATGAAAGTTTTCAGTTCTCTTATGAAATTTTTACTATTAGGAACCATCTTATCACTTTCAATCCATGATTTCATTTTCATACAGGCTGTAATTTTTGTCTTATATGTTGTAGTAAATCCTTTTCTGGAAACACGTTGTCTCCCTTTCTTTTTGGGTTCATGTAGAAATGTTCCAGGAAATCTATCTTCTTCCATTTCTTCAATGACTATCAGAGCGGCTTCTCCTAATG